ATTACCTTCAGCTTTTGCTTTTTGCCCAGCTTTTTTAGCGATACTACGTTTTTTAACGTTTTCAAAAATAAATTCAGAAAGAATTGATTTTTTTGTTTTAGTATTAAGATATGAAGTAAATGTAGGTACTAATATATTTTCATTATTAATATTGTCTGTAATATAATTTAATAATGTACTATCTTTAACTATTCTGTCACCGTTTTCTTCTCGTTCAAAAAACCTAACTTTTTTATCTTTAAAATGTTGTTTTAATATTTCTTTAGCTTTTTCTTTTGATTCTTCTAAAGAAATATTTTTCTTTTTACTTATATAAAATGTTAATTGCGTTAAATAACTGTTAATTGGATCTAATTTATTATTATATTCTAATTTATCTTTAAAAAAGATATTGAGCATTTTTATTATCCTTAATTATATTTTTTCAATTTATTCAATACTAAATAAAAAAAGATTTAAATAGTCCTGTGAATATTGTGATTACCTAGTTTATCGGGAGTAAAAAAGAATGAGTGATTTAACCATTGAAGAACAAGAGAATATTGTTAAAATTAACAAAGTACTTGATAATTCTCTCGTAATTAGTAATATCGTAGAATTAGCTTCTAGTGTTATTATTAAAATAGCCGGTAAAGATATAGCTGATACATTAGATAAACAATCGTTAAATAGAAATGTATTATCGAATTTAGTATCCAATAGAATTAAAGAAAAAATTTTGATGAAGGGACAAAACAATGCTTAACAATTCATCTGTAGGTACTAATTTAGCTGAAATAATAACTAATGAAAATATTAAATTAGTACCAAAACAAAATACATTATTACAAGAAATCGTATCGGCTATTGCTAATAATATTTATGATAAATTAGAAAAAAGAGACTATATAGAACCTACTATATTAAGAGCAGCCTCTGGTAATGAAATAGTTAATAAAAACATTAAAACTTATAGTGAGTCTACTCATGATTCACTTATGGATAATTATATAAATGATATAACTAATTTAGTATCTAACCATATTTCTTTTGCCAGAAATGTAGTTAATAAAGAAGTTACTAAACTTAAAGAAACATTAGAAGAAAATTTAAGTAACTTTAAATATAAAGAAGCTGAAGATTTCTTTAAAATTTCTTATTATTCTTTACCTGATGTTTTTAGATCTTTTATTATAGAGAATGAATTATCTTCTTATAAAAATTCTACTAATAATTTCTTTTCTGATCAATTAGATCTTTCAAAAATAAACTTTGAAGAATTTGATTTAGAGAAATATATTTTAACTGGTGATGAAGAACAAGACACTTTAATATTAGCATGGTTTAATTCTGTAGGTAAAGAATTAGCTATTAATTATTTAGTTAATAATATTCCTGAGTATAGTTTATCTGTTAATAGATTATTAGATTATTCATTTATTAACTATTTATTTTATCGTAATTTAACTGAAAAAAATGATATTAATTTAGGTTTAACTAGTATTCAATTACGCAGTAAATCTAGTGCTAATAGAGATTATTTTGGTAAAAAAATAGTTATATCTTTAGATTTATATGAGAAAGATATACGTAATAATTCTTTATTAACTTCTGATTCAGAAACAGCATTTTCTTATTTTAATAAAGAAGCATTACATATTACTATTTACGAAGAATCATTTAAAAAACTTGCTGATGCTGGACTTAGTATAGAAGTTTTATTTGGATTTATTTCTAGTGAAAATAAAAATAATGTTACAGTAGATACACTTATTCAAAATAAAGATAAATATTTATCTAATTGGAATAATATTCGTAATTTATATGTTATTTCTATGAATAATAATAGATTAGATATATTTAAACAAATATTACATGGTGTATTTGAAAGTTCATTAAGTGAATTAACAGATGCTGAAAAAGAACTTAGTAATAACTCAAGTGAATTAATAATAGAAACAAAAACTCTTGGTAATGATTATATAGATAAATTAACTTTATCTGATATAGAGCATATTAATTTTATAGTCCTTAATTTAGTTGCTAAAATTAGATTTAGATTTAGTAATGCTTATTTTATTCTTCATGAAATGCATGAGTTATTAGATTTAAATGAAAATATTCAACCTTTAGAAGCTGCATTATATGCTAGCATTAATTATATAACAGATTTCTTAGTTGAACAATTAGATGTAGTTAAGATGTAAATAACTATAACACTGTGGAGATAATCTCCACAGTGTTATATATTTTTAAAGATAAAAAGATGTTTTGATCAACCATTAATAAACTGGAAATTAAATGTTAAATCTATCCGAATACACTATCAACTATATCGCAGTAACATTTCAACCAGAAGTTAAAAGTATTATTTATAACGGATTTAGTTTATTAGAAGCTTTTGGACTAAAGTTTTATGAAGATAAATTTATAGATCTCATTCAAAGAGAAGATACTATAACTTCAGATACTAAAAAAGATATGTTTATTCTATTATTAGAAGAAGATTTAAAATCAATTATATCTGAACATAAAATATATTTAAATAGTGATATTAATGTGTCGTAAA